TGCCATGCCTCGTCATACTGCTGTTTAAGCACCAACAGCCTGTCCATTCCACCGGGAACTTTGAGCGCAAGATGATAGGCAAGGCCAGCAGTCATGCAGGGGATAAACCTAAACGGCACATCCATGACGTTGACACCGCCGCCGGCATCTTGCACTCGCCTCATGCGCCAGTAGACAAACTGGTAGTAGGGATTGCCCACGACACCCTGGTCCGGCGTTGGCCAGACCGTGATGCGCGGGATGTTGTTGACGTACACAGCAGTGCCAACGGACGGGGTAATCTGGCTAGTGCCGTTTTGAGCCCGGAACACGCCGCCAATCTGAGTGCTGTTGTTGATCCAGCCGTAATAGATGGTCTCGGCACCGATGTTCAGATATCCAGTGGTCGGGAGGCCTGCGGTTGCAGATAGCGTTATGGTCTGCGCCCCAATGTTGGCGCTTTGAAATGTGTATCCCGTGGGAGACACTTGACCATCCAGGCGCTGGATCCAAACTTGGATCGGGCGAGCCTGGGTCAGTTTGTTGGGGATCGTCGCATAGGTAGAAACACTAATACGCGTGATGGACAGATCTGCCTGATTGGACTGCTGGTTAGGCTGAGTGCGGATCACATGCTCCAACAGGTCAACGGTGTCGTTGGGCAGCGTGTAGGTGTTGAGCCCCTGGATAAATGGAATGGTGCCCTGCTCAAACGTCCACATGTTGACGCCGCGATTGGCCCATTCCGTAAACATCAGGTTCAGGGACCGGCGAGCCGTCTTCAGATCGTAGCCAGTGCGCAGCTCCGAGCCCACGCGCTCAAACGCTTCCTCAACGATCTCAGTCAGATCGAGGTTAAATGCGGATGACCCGGATGTGGTGGCCATTTACTTCCCCAGTTTTTTCAGGGTCTGCGCCAGTCGAGCGCGTTGTCCCATCTTGCCTGGAGCTTTTGCGGCTTTGGCCAACTTCCCAGTCGGGATGGTTTTGCCTTCTTTCACACCAAGCGCGGAGCGCAGAGCCCCTGGTTTCTTGATCGCTTTTTGAATCCATTTTTCAGCCATCACCGGTACCTCGCCGTCTTTGCTGCCACCTTGGGCGGCTGCTTCACAAACTGTTTCCCGGCCTTCTTGCCAGCCCGCTTTGCGCGGGTTGTAGCGGCATACTCAGCAGGGGTCAGGGCTTTGATGGCAGACTCAGGCAGATACCGCTCCCCCGTCTTAGATGACGGTTTACCGGACTTAGTGCGCCATTTTTGCGCGGTCCAGTCCTTGAGCGACTGCTGTGGGTCTTTCACTTGTACCCACCCCCACGGGCCTTGTATTGCTTGGCCAGAAGCTGTGCCTTGCGGGCTGACCACTGACCTGCACCCGTGCCTTGCACCGCACGGGACTTGATCGACTCAAACAGCGACTTGCGCATACCCGGCTTGGTGTAGTTGCCGGCCGCATTGACTTTCCCGCCCTCAGCGTACTGAGTGAAGTCCGTGTCGTCCCGGCGGGGTTTCTTAACACCCTTGGGCATCTTGGATTGCCGGATAGCGCCCATGCCACGCGAGGCCATCATACGAATCGCCCCTTGGTCTTGCCGCGCTTGGCGCAACCGTCAGCAGCTTTGACGTACCCTCCAGCAGCCATCTTCTTTGGCTTGCTAGAGTAGTCAAACATCTTGTCGGCCATGTCCATTTTTTTGCTGGTGTGACCAAGAGACGGTTTTGCTGGTTCCGTCATCATGTCTTCATACATTTTTTTGACGGATTTCATGGTTACACCATCTTGCCCTTGGTCTTACCACGAACGGCACAACCATCGGCACGCTTAGAGGCCGAGCCAACCTTGCCGCCAGCTTTGTAGCCAGCGCCCTGGTATGCCTCGTACTCCCGAGCCTTTTCAGGAACGGACTCGCGCATCCTTTTGGCTTCGCGCATGTCATCCCGTGCTGACTTGGCCATCGTCGTAGAGATCTTGGACATAAAGTCCTGCTCTCCCTCGATGCCCTTGCGCATGAGCTGGCGAGACTCCTCGAGCTTGGCAGCCTCTTTCTCTGTGGGTTTACGGATTCTGTTCATAGTAGATCCTGTTGTTCCGCCATTCTTCATGGGCTTTGCGACAGCGCCGGTAGAACCAACGTTTCCAACACTGCCAACAGACGCGGCCTTAGCAGCGGCTTCTGCTTGGCGCTCCTTAATTGCATCTCGAGCAATTAGAGCTGGCAAAATGCCGCCAAAACCTTTGGCCGCAAGTTTACCCATAGCCCCTTTGCCGGTCATCATGCCGGCGAGTGGAGAAACATCTCCAATCTTAATGCCCATGATAGCTCCTTGTTAGCACTTGCCGCCGTACTTCATGGCAACCATCTTGCCAACAGTTTTGCCTTTTTTGGCAATGCCGTCAGCGGCTTTGTGTCCAGCTGCAAGACCGCCGCGAGCCATCTTCTTCATGCCGGCTTCAGCCATCTCATGCTTGATCATGGACTTGGGAGCACCTTTCTTCTTCATGAAAGACACTTCTTTCTTCATCATCGATTTAGACTCAGCCATACGGCCTCCTTCTGAAAACAATTCCATCTTGCCTTGATTGGTCTTAGACCTGTTGACGGACTGCAAATCAGCCCTGCTTCCAGACCCAAACCGCTTACCCTTGTCTGCCTTCATAAACTCCTTGCCGACAGACTGGGGGATTCCTACGCGCTTGGCAGCGGCGGGGTTGTTGGCCACCATCGCCATCAAGTTGTGCTGTTTCTTGCTAACCGAGGGCACTGCGCTGCTCCTTCATAAAGTCATCAATCTTCCTCTCAAGCCGATCCAGCCGATCCAAGACGCGATTGATGTCCGTATGCACCTCCTGCTTGGTGACATACTCCTTCGCAATCTCTTCTCGGGTGCGGTTGAGAAGAATCTGAATGCGCTTCATCTCGTCCGTGGACATCTTCACCCAGAACAAAATCAGGGCGGAGACAAGGGAGAGCGCAGCGTTCCACAGCGTTACATCCATGTCAGCAATTCCATGCCCTCAGGCTCTTGTTGATACGGCTGTTTGGGTCTTTCTTGGCCTTTTCGCCGGTCATCTTGGCCTTCATCCCAGACATCCTGGCACAGAAGGAGTCGCGGCGTGCTCCGCCTTGTGGCTGCGGTGGTTTGAGCCCCGGCTTGCCTGGATTGGCTTTGTTGTAGGAGGCACGCCCCTTGGCGTTGAGTCCGCCCTTGGGGTTCTTGCCTTCCTTGCGCTGCCATGCTGCGGTCTTAGCCATAGAACAAAGTGGTTGTTACGTTTGCAACAAGACCAACAAAGATGCCGTTCTCAGCCAAAATGCCCTCGCCAGGGATGATCACGTTAAACGCCGTCGGGTTGTAAGAGTCGGCCTCCAAAAGGAGGTCGGCATACATAACAACCGCCGGAGATCCCGTGATGGACCCGGTTGCGGAATCTGTGACCGTAAACGTGTTGGCATCCGACACCGTAACCGAGTAGACGTTATCCGTTGCCGTACCACCTGTGCCAGCAGAAAAGTCCAGCCAAACGCGGTCACCAGAAGTGAGGCCGTGATTGGTGATAGTCACCGTCACAGTGTTCGTAGACCGCCCGTAAGTACCCGTTTGCGTCACATTGTTTGCAAACACAGTGTGCCGCGCCGCCGCAGTGGCGTTCGCGGACACAATAGCCCCTTTGACGCGTGTACGGTAGTTAACCGCCACGCCCGAAGAGGTCATGTGTTTCGACTTAACGTCGTATTGCATACCCATGATGGGCTCCTAATTAGGCGCTTTGCTGGCCAACCAACGGATCTGCTACGAAATACAGCAGGTAACCGCCAACCGTACCGCTGCCGCTAGTGTCAATACGCGAAGTGACATAGCTCATTTCAGAGATGGGGTTGTTGAGAACCCCAGCGGTAACCGTGGCAATTGAAGCAACCGAAAGGTTGTTTGCAATGTTTGCCGCAGTGGCAGTGCCGGAATCATAGCCAGTAGTGCCCAGGTCAATAGAACCAGAGCCAGCGTCATTGATGGCTACGGCCACAACCACAGCACCTGCCGGAAGAATCAGGTTGGGAGCGCCAGCAACGGAAGAAATTTTGACGTTGGTAGAGCCAACGGTGGAGGCGTCAGCAATGTAAAACTGCGCGGCCATGAGACCAGAGCCGCAATAAGCGGTGCGCGTCTGATCGCCGCCACCAGAACGCCAAATTGATTGGGTGGTTGAAACAGCCATTTGAATTGTCCTTCGTACAAAGATCAGCGTGTCAGTTGTGTACGCATCTGCCGGATCAGTCTGACACACCGGGAACTCCGGTTAATCTCAATATACAGCAAAAGAAACGGGGGCACAAGGCCCCCGTCTCAATTAATGGTTTGTCACCACTAATTCCCTATCAAGCTCCCGGCGAACCGAAAGCGCCCAGGGGGTCAGACCAGCCGAACGAATAACGCTCGCGAGCCTTGTAGCGGACGTTGCCCGTATCAAAGTCGCCATCCATAGAGGTGGCAAGCGGAGTACGGATAAAGTGCTTCAGGCCGTTGGGAACATCGGTGGTCAGGAACCACGCATCGGTGTCGGTCAAGAAGTGGTTAACAGTGTAACCCTCCGGGATCGAACCGTTGTTCTTAATAGCGTTGATGTCGTTGTCGTTGGTGCCAACGCGCAGCTCGGTCTCAAGCAGACGGGTCGCCACGAACTGGAGGCTCGGGGGAACAATCAGCTTGCGAGGCTTAGCTGCAATCAGCAAACCACGCTCATCCGTCCAGCCAGCGATCTGAATAACGGCGGCTTCCAGGGAAGTCTCGTTCAGATCAGCAGGGGTAGACGGCTCGTTGGAGTTGGTGCCGCCAGAGACCAGCGGGTGTGCGGTCGAGAACAGTTCGACGCCATCTCCACCTGGGTAGGTAGACGAAAAGCCGTTGTTCAAAACTGCAGCAGCCTTGGTCTGCTTGGTGTACGCCATAGCACGGGCCAGGGCCTTGGTGTAACGGCTCGACAGAGTGTCATAGAGGTTGTCCTCGATGGCCTCTTCGGTCAAGCTGAAACCCAGGGCAATGGTTTCGTGGTTATAGCGGGCGGTCCAAGCCTCTTGGCCGTTGTCATAGGCAATCGCACTGCCCTCGTTCTTCACCGGAGCGGCGGAGAAGCCAGACAGTTTGGTTTCCTCTTCAAACGAACGCTCAGAGGTCTCGGTCTCAAAGATTTCCTTATGCTCTTCGCCGTAGGTCTTGTACTCAAGACCAAACAGTGCGTTGAGGCCAGGGAGCAGCTCTTTGAGTAGCTGGGCACGAGAAATAGCCATGTTAAGTTACTCCTTACACACCGACGGGGTTGAGATACTGATGACCGCCGGTCACAGTGCTGGTGGTGGTGTAGACGCCGCCGGATTCGGTAGTCGCAGAGACCACGTACGGAGCATTCCACTTGCAGATCACTTCCACAAACAGACCAGACGAATTGGCAGTATCAGGCACGACATCAACGATGCGAATCGGGAGAGACGCAGTGGTGGTAGCACCAGCAGCGGTATAAATACCGACGCGGCTGTTACCAGTCGAGGTCAGGCCAGTGTTTTGCACCAGCTCGGCATTGCTGCCAATAACGGTACGGCCCAGGTAGGTCGGGGTCAAACCGTTTCCGTCTTCAGTCTGACCAGAGACGAGAACTGCTTTAAACAGAACGTCCGGATCATCTGCAACGAAAGCGGAAATCACCGTCCCGGTCGGGGCAGCGTAACCAGTGGGGTAGTACTGAGCAAAGATCGTCTGACCCTGAGCATTCACATAGGAGCAACCTAGGAAAATGCCAACAGGGGTAGCGGTCGCTTGACCAGTATCTTTCTCCAGGTAGCCCGTCGAAACAAGCTTCACCACATCTCCATAAAAGATGTTTCCAGCAAACCCGGCAGGGTTAATCTGGAACTGGCGAGTTGCGCCGGCGAACACCTGACCACCGATCAGATTGATCGGCTTTAGCCCGTAAGGGGCGTCTACGGTGGGATAAGCCATTAAAGACTCCTAAAAGTTAATTGCCTTTGCCAAAGCTAGTCGCAGACTTCCGCTCCCTAAAGAGTGGCATCCGCGCATCGCTCTCTCTCAAGAAATTGTTGTCCACAGCGTCCATGTTGTCCTTGGTAGCCTTGGCAAAATATGCCGTCCGCTGTTCCACGAAGTCCACGGGCATCTTGCAGAGCAACAAACCTGCGATCTCAATATTGTCTTTGAATCGACTATTGGGATCAACTAGCAGCTTGAATTGAGGTTGCTCTTCGATTGCTACAGGCTCCCAGCCCTCTCGGAACTTGGAGGAGACGTTTTTACCGTCACTCTGTCCAACCATTGCAACCCTAATCCACCTGTAAGCATACCCCGGCTGTTTATCAGGCTGGGGCAAAGCCTCCGGACGCACCCATTGTTTGGGGCGCTCAGAAGAGCTACGGGTTTGTACTTCGCGTGCAAGTCTATTCTCAGCCATTTTGGTTCTCCAGTTTCATGTACTCACGAGCATACTGCTCAGGCGTGATGCCAAATTTCTTGGCAAGGCGCACTTGTGTCTCCGTCAACACAACTTTTTTGGGAGCTGTGCTTCGTGAAGCCGGAGCTACCACGGTGGCAGGTTTGTTTGCGCTGCGACTAGGCTTGCCGCCCCCAGTCTGCGTTTCTTCGGTGAATTCCTCGGGGAACTTTGACCGCATGGTCTTGTCGATGCGGTTGTAGTATTCATCCGTGGTTGCATAGGCCATCCCATGCTTTTCCACCATTTCCTCATGCAGGCCTAGGGCCATAGCCGTCATTACGCGATTTTTCCCGAACCATAAATTGCGCTCTAGCCACGCATTTACTCGCGGGTCCGCTGGAATAACGGGCCTTTCTTCCTGCTGATTCCGTATGTTTACCTCATTTTCTTCGCGCTGTAAAGCATTTTGTTCTGCCCTGCTGGTTTGCGCAACCTTATATTGTGCGGCTGTCAAAGCCTGCTGGGCATCGAGGAGCTGGTCAGAATCTCCAGACTCAAACGCCTGCTTGTAAGCCGTTTGTGCCTCTTTAAGCTCTCGCTGAACCGAGTCTTTGTACGATTCATAGAGGGCTTGTTCTGACTTGCTGGTCTTGGTTTTAAGTGCTTTATTTTCTTCCATCAGTCGTTGCGCAAAAGCAACGGCCTCGGAACGCTCGCGATCAGCAGCCTCTTTGGCTCGGCGCTCATCGTGCCAAACCTTCTTCATCTGCTTGAGGCGGAACTTCACTTTTTCCGAGTAGTCCTCAAGCTCGTCTTCTTCAAGCTCTTTAACCAGATCTTCTGGCATGGGCTCTCGGCCGCGATCATCTTCAGGAGTGTCATCTTGGACAGAGACTTCAACTTCCTCTGCCGTACTGTCGATATCGACTGTGATCTCTTGATTCTCAGGCTTTTGTGTTGCCATGACTTCTCCTTATTTGCGTGAAATGCCGCGAGGATCTTCTACAACCCCCTCGACAGAATCATCGTTGATGATGCGGAACTCTCGTCCGTGGATCTTCAACCTTGTCCCAGCGTGAGGCCGGACCAAGATAAAGTCCCCTTGTTTGCACCAAGGGCCACTTGGAAAACGTGAGGCGTCTTTGTAGCAGTCAGGTCCGAGTTTGACGACGAACAAGACTGTCGTTAGCAGCTCTTCGTGCTGCATGGTAATGTCGGCTTTAACGATGCCGCTATCGAACTTGTCTTCTATCTCCGGGATAGCGCACAGGATGCGATACCCACTTGGGTCAGGAAGTTGTTTTGCCTTCTGCTCTGCGGTTTCTGGCAAGACCGTTGTTGCTCCTGGGTCATCGGGGTTTGAGCCGATCAGGATTTCATTCATTCAATTTCCTCGTACCTTTCTGCCGTGTCGGCAATCATTGAATTTGCGATCATCAAGCCCCTGATCATTCCGACCGTGTGCTTGTAATCGCCGTGGTCCTTGGCTTTACCCAAGGCAAGATCATCAGAAATGACCTTGATCTCTTCCTGTATCTTGTTTGAAAGATACTTTAGGATGTCTGAACTCATTCAGGCCTCACTTTTTGCGGCGGCTTCATGGCTTCAGCTCGATCTTTGGCGACCTGAATGCCAATACGCATACCTTCAATTTCCTCGTTGGAGGTGATCTTCTTCTCGTCCATTTCTCTCTTGGCAAGAATAGACGCCAACGCTGCGCGCTCTTGGGATTGAATGCGCTGCTGCTCAATTTGTTGCTGCTGCATACGCAGTTGGATGTCTTGTTGATCCTTCTGTGCTTTGCGCTGAATTTCTTGAGCTTTGATCTGGAGTTCCTGTTGTTGGAGCTGCAATACAGGGTCTTGTGCCTGTTGTTGAGCCTGCTCCTGCTGGGCCTGCGCTTGGTTTTTCATCATTAGCTGTTGTGCAGCCTG